GAATCAGTATTAAGAGCTAATTCCCCTAAAGCTAATTGCTCTAAAGTTGGCTTTTTACCAGGAACTGCCGACCTTTTTATTTTAATTATAGGTGCTGCCATTCACGATTCTCCACATATTAGGTATTTACCTTAAAAATTAAACTGATATATATCAGTTGTTTTTATTATTTAGATGAATTTAAAACTCATCAGAATTTTTATTTACTCTTTTTGATTTTGATTGTTCTGCTGTGTTTAATTCGTTTATTTTTTTTGTTAAAACTTCAATTGCTTGATTTGCACTCATTATTTTTGCTTCTAATGCAATATTTTGTGCTATTAATTCATTTAATTTTTGCTGATAAACAACGATAATATTCTTAAGTTCTTGCTCATTCATAAAAAAAGGGGAAGATTTCTCTTCCCCTATTTATTAACTTTAAATGAGTCTTAATTGACTATCAGACGAATAAACCACCATCAACAACGATGTTGCTGAGAGCAAGTTCACCACCGACACAAGAAATAACTTCATCAGTGCCACCAGTGCAAGCATTATTAATTTCTAATCCACCAGCAAGAATTGTTGCATAAGTGGTAGCAGTAATAACACTTGCTGCTTCGGTTGCATCATCAGCAAAAGCAATTCTGCTAGTGCTGTCATCCCAGTAAACTGCTGCCTTTTTAGCAGAACCACTGTAATAGTTGAGGACTAATCCAAGATCCTTATTCAGGTCTGAACCTGGAGCAGATCCATCAACCATTCCAAGTTCAACCAAAGTATCTTCAACAGTCAGTGAAGTGGTATTAACTTGGGTTGTTGTTCCATTAACAAAAAGATTTCCACTAACAGTTAAGTTTGTGGAAACTCCGACGTTACCTGAAGCATCAATTGTTAATGCTTGAGTTCCGTTTGAATGCTGAACAGTAGCAGTCTTAACTGTTGGAACACTTAAAGAAGTACCAACAACTACATCACTAGCAAGTGAAATTGTAAAATCTGTAGTCAATGCAGTAGTTACAATTTGATTCGCAGTTCCAAAAATTGAAAGTGTATCGGCTGTGCTAACAGAACCACCAAGTCCATTGTCACCAGCAATGCTGATGTCTAAATCAAGGTTATCAACATATGCCTTAACTGCTGCTTGTGTTGGTAAGTATGCATTGCTGTTTTCTGCAAGAGTTGTGCTTGAAGAAATACCAGTAATGCCAATACCAGGAGTGCCACTCAATACTAATGTACCGGTAGTGGTAATACCAGTAATATTAATATCAGGTGAAGATATAGTAGCATTGATATTAGATGCCGAAATGGTATTAAAATATCCATTGGTTGCAGAAATTGAAGCATCACTCATTGTGATACCAGAACCGACAGCAAGACGAACACCATTCGCCATTGTTGTGGTTCCAATCGCTACACCATAGTTAAATCCAAATGCATCAGTACTAAATCCAAGAGTTCCACTCTTGAACCACATCATTTGCTTATAAGTATCAGGAAGTGTATTGATTCCTGATGCAGTAAATGAAACTAGTGGAGTACCTTCAGTAGAAGCAATTGCAACACCTGCGTGATTTGCAGTATCATCAGTTGGAGTAATTGATGTTGTATATCCAAGAACAATATCCTTGTTCTCAATATAAACATCTTCACCCTTAAGAGTGATTGTAGTACCACCAATGGTTACGTTACCATTTACAGTTAGATTGTTCTGAATCGTAACTGCGTCATCAATAATTGTGGTTCCACCAGCAGAATTCAATGTGAGATTACCAGATCCAGTGCTAATGACATTTGCGCCGTCAACACCAATCTTAACTCCATCAAACACAGCACCGGCAGATGCAGTTACAATACCCGAAAAACTTCCATTTCTCCATCTCTGAGTTCCAATACCAATATCATAGGTTTCATCTGCACTTGGAACAAGATTAGAAACAAACTTACCAACTACATCAATATTATCTGAGGAATTATCACCCAAATAGACATTTCCAGCAAGAGTGGAAATACCAGTAACATAGAGACTATCAAAATTGTTGGGATCCAACGCAAGACTTGCTTCAAGAGTTGCTTTCGTTGTTGCATCAATTGCTTCAATATTTGAAAGAGTTAAATTACCACCTTCGTCAGATAAAACTTTATCTGCACCAACATAAAGTGAACCTACTGTTGAAATACCAGCAGTTGAAGAACTATCGTAACTAAGATGCGTAAAAGTACCGGCAGCAGCATTTGAAGCACCAATTACAGTACCATCAATATTACCACCATTAATATCAGCAGTTGCAATTGTACCCACACCACTGACATTAAAATCATCAAGTTCAGCGTGACCGGTAACATCAAGACCTGCATTAGCATCAATTAATCCACTAAAAGTTGAAATTCCACTAAATGTGGCATTAGTGAGAGATGCACCATCAAAAGAAGCACCACTGGTAACTGATGCCCACTCAAGAACTCCAGAATTACCTAATTTCAGGAAATATCCTGCAGGTGAACCTCCTTCAGGAAGTGTATAGGTTACTGGAGTAGCGACTGTTGCGGGAGCACGAAGAGAAACTCCGTTGCTACCATTTTTATCTACTAATTTGAACTCAAGAGCATTGGTGCCGTTTTCACGAGTCCAATAACGGGATGAACCATAGAATTTATTTGATGCTGTAGTACCAGCACCAGTACCAAGAAAAAGGTCGTATTGATCTGTTGTGAAACCTGGTTCACCAGCACGTAAGGCTGGAAGGTTTACAAACAGACCTCTTTTTAACTGAATTGTTGGAGAAGCCATTTTTGTTTCCTTGTTTAAATGAACGAACAAACTACTAGTAGTACCAAAATCAATTCAAAAAAAATTATTTTATATCATAAACATTCTTCATTATACTTATTTATTTTTTTTTTAATCTGAAAAATTTCCAGAATCGAAATCAATTTTGTTATCTAAATCAACATCAAGTTTATCAATAAAATCTTGAGGTAGGGTATTATCTTCAACAGATTTTTTTAAAACTTCATCAGGATCTACAAAAATCAATTTTTGTTTTTGCTCGTCAAAAATTAATACATATCCATCAGCAAGGACTGTGAAATCTATTTTGAGTGATTCAAAGTCCATATTAGATTAAATTGAAATTTGTTTATCCTTAAAAATATTTATTTAAAACCCGCCCCCATCAAAATCTATTTTATTGTTCAAATCAACATCAAGTTGATCAACAAATTCTTGAGGTAATGAATCATCTTCTACAGATTTTGATAAAAGAATATCAGGATCTACAAATGCATATTTTTTTAAGTTGTCATCATACATTAATACATATCCATCTTGAATATTATCAATATCAACATTATCCACACCACTTAAACTTTCAGGAACAGCAATTGATGTTCTTACCTTTATTTTTGGTCTAGAAGAAATCCTAACGTTAATTGTCATTAAAATTCTCCTGAGTCTAAATTAATTCTATTATCTAAATCAACATCAAGTTGATCAACAAATTCTTGAGGTAATGAATCATCTTCTACAGATTTTGATAAAACAACATCAGGATCCACAAATATATATTTGTTTTGATTTAGATCATACATTAAAACGTAACCATCTTGAACGTTACTAATATCAATATTTCCAAGGCCATCTAGATTACTACTATCAAGAATTCCAACGGATGTTGTTTCATTTACAATGATATTTCCCTCTACTACTTTTCTTATTTTAGAACTACCATCTATAAGAATTAAATCATAATAATTTCTACCACTACTCAAATTTAATGTTTGAGAATTCGTTAAAGATATTTTTAATCTACCGGCACTTCTATCAACAAAAGTAATTACAAAAGGAGTATATTTTGGAGATTCTGGATATTTTCTTATTTTTGCCGCAGCAGTATAACCAACAAGATTTAATGGAGACCCATCATCTTCTGCGAGATTAAATTCTTCTTCAAAATCGGTTCCTTTATCTAACGTAAAATTGGCTGCATACGTTGCCATCTTGTAGTTATAAATTGTCCAAAAGTATTTATTTGATATTATTTCTGCATTCCCAAAAATGATCGTCCATCATAGATAAGATCTTTATGAGGTCCATTTATATCAACATAATGCAAAAATGCCTGAAGATGCCATTTATTTTTAAAAGGTGGTCTCCAATGATATAAATCACATCCACGATATAAACACAAATCTCCTGGATTTAATTTAATTTCTGTTGCATTTGATTGGTCTTCATTTTCACTAAAAAAGATAGAGTTAATTTCCTCTTCTTGAGAAAATCCAAGTGCAAGAGTTGCCGATATTTCACAAGATGGACGATCCCGATGAATAACCAATTCATCATTTTCTTTGTAAAGCCTTACATAGGAATATTGAGGGGCAAGATTAATTCCAGTAATATCACTCAAAGGTTCGCAAGATTTCCCTAAAATCGTTTCAATTAATGGATCTGCATAGAAAGAATAACTAAAAGGTGCCTGAGGATCAACAACAGATTGTTGTGCATTAATTCTTACAAAAAAATATTCTTGAATAAAATTAACAAAATCCAATTCAAGAAAGTTTTCTATTACTTGGTATCCTTTTCTTTGGAAAATCATAATTACCTCACTTAAATGCGGGACCGTGAACCCAACCAACTAAAGTATATCTTGTTCCTTTAGTAACAGGTTTAACTTCGTGCAACGTATAAGATGGGAAAAAAATTATTCTGCCTCTTTTCTTTTCTATAATTGTTGGTTCTTTCCCTGTATATAAACAAAGATCTCCACCTTCATAGTCACCTGAATCAGAAAGTTGAAGAATCAAACTCAATTTACGATTTTCTGGCACATTAGTTCCTGATATTGGATCTATATGTTTTTCATAAAAACCATTATCTTCTTCTTTATATTTTGTAAATTGAAAAGTTTCTAATTTTGTTAAATCAAATTGGAAGAATTGATCATTTATTTGATTCACCGCATCCGTAATTTTTCTGTAAATCCATTCGGTATGTTTATTGGCAAACATCCACGACAATTTGCACATACGAACATCTGAATTTACCTGACTAACATTTCCACCAACTCTTGCCAGCTCTTCTGCATATAAATTTCCAAATCTGATAATTTGATCCAATTGATCTTCACAAAAAACATCATCAATAAACGCAAAATTTTGATAATCATATCTCTTTAGGTACCAAAAATCTTGAGTCTTATATTTAAAATCTTCTGGATCTATAATTGGTGCAATTTGATCCAAATTAAATTTAGGTGCAATAAAATATGATGAAATCATTTTCAAAGTTTTGAGATAAAGAATATTTTTTTAAATTTTAAAGATCTTATTTTAATTATTCGTAATGATTTGAAGGCCAGTCAATTTCCAAATCAAATTGGGGCAAATCTGAAGGAAATTCTACAGCATCAATTTGCGAAATTAATGCTGCTTCCAGATCAAAACACTTTTGTGTGTAGTCATTAAGAGCATTTGCAATAAAAATAATATCATTAGAAGTAAATTCTACTGTAGAATTATTGTGTTTCCAACTAAAAGTTTTTTCTGGTGATGATGCAACTATTTGCGTCTTTAAAAGAATCGCAGTTTTTGTTCTTTCATCGGTATTAATTAAAATATTTTTATATAAAATTCCACGATTTTCTGCTTCCCATCTTTGACCCGCATATTCATTTTTAATTGAATTCTTTGCAAATTCTAACCAGTATTCAGCAAATTCAAATGTAAATGAAAAATCTGAATCAAACTTAATCCATCCAAAATTTTCGTGGCCTGCCCAACCCAAATCAGATAATTCTTCATCACTTAATGACTCCATTCCGTGAATATTTTCCCAATTTTCTGGTAACTTTACTGGGTGATTTAAGACCTTGTTAATATTTCTGTCAACCAAGACATAAAAATTTTTTCTAGTCATTCTTTTACTCTTTTTCTAGTTGATCTTCTTTGTTGTGGTTTTTGAATTTCTTCTATGGATTCCTTTGTGGATTTTTGTTTAACTTGTTTTTTAAATTCTTCTTTTATTTCCTCTTTTGATGGTGGAAGTTGTTTGACTTCTTTTGCTGCTTCCAACTGCTTATCAGATTTTTTATTTTCAGGAGAAACTTGCCAAGGAGCAGCACCTTTCCAATGAACGTGATCTATATTATCAACATCCCATCCCCTCCAAGCACTATAATCATCTTTTGGTTTTGTTGCAACTTGAACTCCGGCAGCAGCTGCTATTTGTTCTAGCATTTCAATTGCTTCTACTGGACTCAAAATACACCATAATGAATGATAATCACCTCTCATATTAACTTCAATTGCACCACCAAAAGCAGTTCCTACAGTAATTGAACGAGCACGATTCTTGTTTTGTTGAAGATTTGCATACTCATTTTCTTCATACATTTGATTGATTCTTTTACGAATTGCAGTTTCTTCTTTTTTTGGCATATCAAAAAAATAATTAAATCTTTTACTATTTATTGAGTTGTCCAGGTAATTGTTACGAATCCTCCTGGAGCAACTGTAACTGGATAAGTTTGTCCTCCAGTAATCACAGATGCCAAATTAGTCGTATTTGCTGCAGATCCTGCTCCTCCAGGATTGGAACTGCCCGATCCACCAGGATTTCCTGGATTTCCTGGGTTTCCACCAGATCCAGAATTTCCTGGATTTCCACCAGATCCTGGATTTCCTGATGATCCTGGATTTCCCGGATTTCCTAATGGAGAGGGGGATTCAAAGCTAGAAAAGAAACCTGCTCCACCACCCCCACCACCTCCACCGGGGCTGAATGAACTACTACCGCCACTGCCTCCAGATCCACCAGGAAATACTCCAGGAGTACCAGATCCACCGGACGGACTCCCTCCCCCAGCAGAACCGCCAGAACCTCCAGATCCACCAGGCCCTCCTGGACCACCCACGCCACCGGCACCACCATTTCCACCTGTACCATTATTTCCCGGATTTCCAGAATTTCCTGCTCCACCACCCGATCCATTATTTCCTGGATTTCCTGGATTTCCAGAATTTCCAGTTCCACCAGGATTACCTGTTCCTGCAGATCCCCCTGCGCCTCCAGGAAAAATTAATCCAAATACTGATGAATTAGATCCAGTAGTTCCTGCATTTCCGGGATTTCCCGGATTTCCACCACTACCTCCTGATCCAGAATTTCCTGGATTTGCACCAGATCCTGGATTTCCTGATGATCCTGAATTTCCTGGATTGGCACCAGATCCTGGATTTCCAGGATTACCGGGGTTTCCCGAAGATCCTGTATTACCCGATCCTCCAGAATTTCCTGGATTTCCTGGATTTGCAGGAGTTCCACCCCTACCTCCATTGCCTCCAGATCCACCAGAACCACCAGATGGTCCACTACCAGAACCTCCTGGATTTCCTGCACCTCCTGCGATGGATCCGCCGCGGCCAGCAGCCAGACCGCCACCGCCACCGCCACCTCCACCACCACTACCAGAATTTCCAGGGGCTCCTGACAAACCTCTATTTCCGGGATTTCCTGGATTTCCTGCATTACCACCCGATCCAGAATTTCCCGGATTTCCTGGATTTCCACCGCTACCACCATTACCGCCTCCACCTCCTCCACCACCATTTCCTGCAGATCCAGGATTTCCAGGATTTCCTGCTCCACCTCTTCCAGAAACACTTAAAGTTCTTAATCTTGAAGGAGCAGTAAAATTTCCCGGAGCATTGAAGGTAATAGAACTCGCACGATCCATAAATCCTGGAGATCTAGATTTTCCACTGGCACCTAATGGCATTTTAGTATTTCTTTATTTCTAAAATTATTTATTACTTAATCCAAATAAAACCAACCTGTTACAATATACTTTGATTCGTTTCCGTGAACTACATTTCCTCTGTGAGTATGAGTGTAAGCAGCTGGCCAAATTGCAATTGAATTTTCTTTGGGAGGAACTCTCAATCTTTGATATAAAAATTCAGTTTCTCCTGCACAATTTTCTCCCAATGTGTTTAGATATAAACTATAAGCCAAGATTCTATTTGCAAGATCTCCCCCATTTTGTTCAGAATGCCAAATATGATATCCGGCACCCGGAATTGTTTTTTGCATTTTTACAGAAGTGCATCTAATTGGAAGATCTCTCAAAATATCAAATTCTGAACTATACTCATCATAACACTTTTGAAGTCCTTCCCAAAAAATAGATAAAGACGATTCATTATTAAAACTTGATAATGAATGATTTTTTAAATTCAAAAAGAGAAATTCATCTTGCTTTTTTGTCTTATCAATTTCTTCAGATTTTTGCCGATCAGATCCAACTCCAGATTGAAATAGTCTTTCAAATTCTTGTATTAAGTGATGACAAAAACCATCAGGATACACATTTTCATATAATCCAATAAAATCTATATATTGTTTGTTCATATTTGGATATAATATTATGTAAAGTTATATAGGGCGATATTACCGTACCAAGTTGTTCCATTATTTGGAGTAAAGAAGGACCAAATATCAGTTGCATTGGCAGTGGTTGTTCTTGATGGAGTTACGTTATTTGGCCATTTTACTGATGCTGGCCATACAATCGTTCTTCCTGCGGTTGTATCATTTGCCAATATTAACGTAAATGATGCAGTTCCTGAAGTTACACCTGTAGTAAATGTAAACGTACAATTACCTGTCAATGTTGCAGTAAACACGTTTCCGTTAGCTAAATTAATAGTCGCAGCAGTTCCAGTATTTCCTAATGCACTAGTAGCTTCAACATAATTTTTTAATACTGCTTTATCTAAAGTTGTTGAAGATAAATCAATTCCCGTAGAATTAATTGTAATTGCAGATCCGACTACCAAATTAGTTCCATTAAATGTTAAATTTGAAGATCCTGCAAAATCTCCAGATGATCTGTACTGAACTTGATTATCAGATCCAGCAGCATTTGAAGTGATTGTAGCCACTCCAGAAGATGCAGTAATTGATAAAGTTCCTCCATTAACGTTAATAACTGTAAGTGCAGTGCCGACACTTACATTATTTTTTCTTAACTCTACTCCAGAAATAACGTTACTTAAACTACTACCATCACCAATAAATTTATTAGCTGTTACAATACCACTGAATGATGCTTGAGTTCCAAAGAGTGATGTTGTATGAGTTGTAATACCAGAAAATGTAGAAACTCCAGTAACATTTAATTGTTGCGAAGTTAAATTAGTAGTACTTGTTACACCTAATGTAGTAATTCCAGAAACTGTAAGGAAAGTTGATCCAACAGAAATAGCACTAATAACATTACTAGAATTAAAATTTGTTGCATTTACTGTCGCAAAAGTGCAAACTCCAGTAACATTTAATTGTTGTGAAGTTAAATTAGTAGTACTTGTTACACCTAATGTAGTAATTCCAGAAACTGTAAGGAAAGTTGATCCAAGAGAGACTGCAGTGAGATTTCCTGTTATATTTGGATTATTCGTAAGATCATATCCAGCACCATTGCCAACAAGAATAGTTCCCGCAACAGGAGTTGATGTTAGATTTGTACCACCTTTGTTTAAAGGAACTGGACTTGTAAGATTATTTGGATCTTGATAATAAGATCCATCTTGTCCATCTAACTTATCTGCATCAACATCACCTCCTTGGGCAGAAGTTTTAATTCTTACTGCACCATCACCATCAAAAGCAAATGTTGATTTCTTAAATTTAGAAACTCCAACGTTTGTGTAATTTACATCTCCAAGTATACCATCAACACGATTTAATTTAAGATTTACATTTCCATAGTAGGTTGTAATCCCCGATGAAGCATCAAAAGAAGTTCCAGTAACTGTAAATGGTTCAGTAGTTCCAATTCCAACACCTTTTACAACTTTTTGGAAGGTGCTATTTCCAGATAAAAACGTATCAATAGTAGCAGATCCACTTCCAAGACGAGTTGGTGAAATAGTTCCAGAAATAATATTAGATGCGTCAATATTAGTTCCTGAGATTACCGAATAATTACTTGCGCTTGTTGAAGAAGTATTAACTACTTTATTATATTGAACATTTTGTTTTGTAAAGGTGGCAATTCCAGATCCTGTAGATCCTAGAGAAACAGCACTTACAGACAATCCATTAATTGAAGCAAGTGCATCTCCTCTTAAACTATGCAGAGTAAACCCATTTGTAATTACAGATCCAATAAAGTAGAAATATCCTGAAGTAAGTCCTGAAGGTAATCCTACACCTACAACTTTAACAGCATCTCCAGTAGAGTAACCGTGATTTAGTAAAGTTATAAAATTAGAGCTTGTATTTACTCCAGATCTTGTTAAAGAGTGTGTTCCAGTTCCAGTGCTGGTCAAATCAAGAATATTTAAAAGTCCATAATTTGTATAAAGTTCAACAGAAGTTATTCCAACCTTTTTAATATAATAAGTTTGATTATTCGTTAATCCTCCAATTACAGATCCTGCACCAATATTATAAATGACAGGATCTCCGTCAGAAAATGTATTTACACCAACAATAATTCTATTTTGAGTTGTATCAATATCACTTAAAGAATTAAATGATGTAGAATACCCCACACTTATATCTGTAGATAATCCTATAGCATCATTATCTGAAATAAAATCTGGAGATGTTATAGATGCAGCAAATTTGGTATTATTTGTTAGTTTTGTATATAATCTAGTCTCTACAGAATTAACAGTAACAGTTGCATAATTTGTTCCACTTATTGGAACACTTGTAATTCTTAATATATCATTTGCAGCATAATTTCTCCCACCAAATACAAAATCAACATCTATAATTTGCCCAGAAGAATTAACGGTTACATTTGCAACTGCCGATGTTCCTATACCCGTTGATGTCGCAATTGAAACATTGTTATAAGTTCCCTGCACATAACCAGATCCACCAGATAATAGTGTACTAAGAACTAATACACCCTTAACTAATCCAGTAGTTCCGTATCCAACATTATGAGGTGTAGTTACAATTCCAATTGCAACATTATTATTTGCAGATACAATTTGTGTACCATTTGTAAAATTATAATTTCTTGTAGAATCACTTAGAACTAGATATTGACTATCTCTATCGTTGATTAATCTATATGTTAGAGTTCCAATTCCCGTAGATTCAACAACAAGATCTCCAGAAAGTAAATCTTTTGGTGGAACATCATCAACTAACGACAATCTTGCATCAGTTATTGTACTGATATAATATCCAGATTCTCTTGCGACAGAAATTAATTCAGAATTAATTTGTCCGGAAGAATTTAAAATAACAACTGCATTTGGTACTGAACTTGTAGATGCATTTTTATCAATAAAATCGCCAAGACGATCATTTAAAAATGTTCTTTGTGCCTTTTGTGTGCTAAGTCTATAGTCTTGAGCGCCACCAGGTTCGTTATCACCTAAACCAATATCAGCAGATACTTCTGTAATTTCCGGACTATTTCCAATTTTAAATTTAAGGCTTGTTAGTTCACCGATTGTAACAGTATTATTAAATATAATATTTCCAGTTCTATTAAATGCTGTAATTGCATCACCTACTTTAAAGTCACCAAGTTCATTTGTTCCTGAAGTATAAACTCGGCCGCCCCTTTCAGATACTTGCTCTTTTGTAGAGTCAACAATTCCACCATTTTGTGGAAGTGCATTATAATCATTTCCAGATCCAACATATTCCCAAGTATGAGAAGATGAGTTAATAATACTTGGACGATGGAAATAACAGAAATAATTTTCAGGTAGAGATGATACATTTTGAATACTTTCTCCAGTTTCTGTCGTTCCAACCGTAACATCAATCGTATAATAAGATGTAATTCCAACAACAGATGTAACTGATGCTGTTTGTGGTGATGGGCTATGATCTTGAATTGTTCCTACAGTATTAAAATCTACACCACTTTGTACTGAAACAAGAAGTTTATTAGAAGTAAATGTTACTGCATATCCAGAAGCACTAGTAAATGTTTGTGTAATTAATCTTCCAGGAACAAAAGCATATGAACTTGAATCTAAAGTAAGTTCTTGATAATTATTATGGTAAGATGGAATATTTTCTACAAAAAATTCATTATTTGACTTCTGTAACGTATGAATACCAGAAGATGTATTAGTCAGATCAACAACTTTAGTTAAACTAATATCTTCATAAAGTTTAATGGTATTAATACCAACATAATCTACAAAATATTCTTTTTTATCCACCAATCCACCAATAGCACCAGAAGAACTTTTTATATAAAGAACTGTATCAGAATCTGTGAGATTATGAGATGTTATTGTAATTTCATTTGAAACTGTGTTAATTCCCGAAACACCATCAAAAGTGGTAGAATATCCAACACTTTTAAAAGTACCAGTTACATCTTGATAACTTTGATTATAAAAACGAAGAACATAATTTGTTTGTTCTTTTCCACCCAAACCAACAATTTTTAAAGATTGATTTCCATCAACTACAGAATTTGCAGCAACAATTCCTCTATCAAATACAAAAGAATTTGGACTAAATCCTTTGGATCTAAGTGCATTAGTTCCAAAGTTTGTAGCAGAGTTTGTAATAGAGAGATATCCACCAGATTCAGATAAAGATCCATCTTGGCAGAAAATTTGGAAACAAGATACTAATTGAGCATATCCATCATTAATTGCTCTATATCCAATACCACCAAAAGAAACTAGAGTAAAAGCATTTGCAACTATAGATTTTCCTTGTTCAGGAACTCCACCAATCGCAGGATTTTCTGCTTCATTTGGAATAGTTGGTGTATTTGGTGTGACAACTTTATTCCCATCAACCAAAATTCCATTACCGCCCAAGAAAGAAATTACTGAACAATTTTGAATATATGGAGATCTTGTAATTACGGGTTTAGTATCTGTAACTGCATATCCAACTCTAGAAGTTGTTGCATCTAATGGATCATCAAATGATAAAGCATAGTCAAAAGTGTATTGGGGAACCCCACTAATAACGTAATCTCTTAGAGTAATTCCAGACACATAGGCTCCATTACGAACCCTAAACATATCTTTTCCGGCACTTTGAGGTCTTACAATAGTATTTCTAATATTATCCCCAATAATGCTAACATCTTCATAAAGAATAATGGGATTATCTTCTACGTAATCACCAGTCTCAACAAATATTACAACTTTTCCACCTCTCTGCGATGCTAATTGTGCTGCTTTTTTAATAGTTTGTACTGGTAAAAGAGTACCATCATTCGCATCATTTCCTTTTGTAATAGAAACATAAATTCTATTATCAAAAGCACCCAAACTAGGTGCAAAAGACAAGTTTCCAAAACCATCAGTAACAATAGATTGGCCAGCAATTCCATCTGATGTTGGATATTTTAGATTTGATACGGTTAATATCCCAGATATATTTAATTGCTGTGTGGTTAAATTAGTAGTACTTGTAACTCCTAGTGTACTAATTCCAGATGAATTAATGTTTGTTAAAGTAGCATTGGTACTATTCAGAGTTGTAACAGTACCAATTGTACCACTTAAGTTTGTTAAAGTAGCATTGGTACTATTCAGAGTTGTAACAGTACCAATTGTACCACTTAAGTTTGTTAAAGTAGCATTGGTACTATTCAGAGTTGTAACAGTACCAACACCACTTACAAGAAGATTTTCATTTGTGACATTGGTTGCAGTTGTAATACCAAGAGTTGTAATTCCGGAAAAAACTTGAAGTCCATTATTGAATGTTGCAAGTCCTACAAAAGTAGAAATACCCGTTACTTGAATATCATTGAATGTATTAGGACCATTGACAATGGAAGTTTCAATAGTTGCAATTGTTGTTGCATCAAGAGAAGTAATGTTCTGAAGTTGTCTTGCAGAACTAATAACTTGAGTATTATTAATTAAATATGCATTTGAAGATGTGACTCCAGAAATTAAAATATCACCAATCACGTGAAGTTTTGATGTTGCAATTGTTGTGCCAATGCCAACATTTCCTTGAGAATCAACTAGTACAACAGTTGATCCACTACCTACTTGAAATGGATTTAATGAAATATTTGTAGCAATACCAATATTACCAGCAACATAAACATCACTATTAAATGTAGAGACTCCTGCAACTTCAAAATTCGTAGTTGTTATAAGTTCATTGATGTCTAAATTGCCACTAATTTTTACATCACCTTGAGCATAAAGTGCTGTTTGACCTGTAGAAACTGGTGAACGAATATCAAGTAAAAAAGCAGGATTAGCTGTTCCAACACCAACAGACTGTCCAGATCCTGTAGGGCCTGCGATTACAGTAAAAATTGTTCCACCAGTTCCAACTCTTAATTGGTTAAAAACTGTTGCAATTCCAGTAATACGTGCATCAGTAGCAGCAATTCCACCTAAAACGTGAAGAGTATGATTTGGAATTGAAGTGCCGATACCAACTTTATTGGTAGTAGCATTTGCAAGAATAAGGTTTTGATTGACCTCTAGGCCATTTTTTACAACAAAATTCTTATTAATAGCCACGGTTCACTATCCCCGTTAAATTTTAAATATTTATCTATGCAACGTTCCTGATAATAACTTTTGCAAGTCCTGTATGCCCACCTTGTCTTGTTGAAACTATTGTTACGGACCCATCAGTATATCCACTTCCACCTCCACCACCTCCACCACCATTACCACCTTGCCCCCCCGTTGCACCATTTGCACCATTTCCACCGCCGTTTAATCCAAGTCCAGCAGTTTGTCTAATTGCATATCCAAATTTATGTCCTCTATTAATAAATGCCGTATTTGGAACAATATATCCATCAGCATTTACTAATTGAACTGTACCAACGTCTTGACAAGGAGAAAATCCTCTATTTAACCAATAGGAATTTCCTGGTGCAGTTCCTCCCTTGGAACATCCAAGAACTCTACCACCATCAGGTGCAGATGCTCTACTATCTTCTGAATAAATTGCTACTTGTCCGGATACGGAACCAAAAATTCCACTTGTTGTTGGTAATGTTCCTGGCAAATATAATCTGCCTCCAGCACCAGCACCTCTTCCAAATCCATTTCCGCCTGCAACATTAACACCACCACCATCTCCACCATTACCGCCATTACCAGCGTTTCCTCCACCACCTACAGATGCAATGAGAGAAGATTTCCTCCATAAAAATACTGCTGCTCCACCAGATGCTTGAGGAAGTGCGGAAACAACATATTCAACATTTTTTTGCAAGGTCATTCTGATTGTGGATACTCCTCCTTCTCCTCCTCTATATCCACCATTACTAACGCCAACACATCCATATAGTTCTACGAGAACATCAATATCAGTTTCTGGAGCATAAAAAGAGTAGATAGTTCCTGCCGGATCTCCTGCTTCTGCCGCAAGTGTAAAAGATTCAAAAAACACATTTGTACTTGATAATGATGCTGAAGAACCACCAGTTTGATTGACTTTTTCTAAATTGATAATTTTTCTAGCGGATACAACAGAAAAAACTGCAGTGTTACTTGTCAATGGAGAATTGCTTGCTATTGAATTAGAAACAGTTGCAGTAACATTATAATTTCCAATTGCAGTTCCAGAAATTGAAAGTGTTGAACTTGTTGCTCCAGATACAGTAAATGTTGACCCACTAATGGAATTGGAACCGTTATTTAATGCAACTCCATTAATGTGCCACCGATAAGCAACAGATCCTCCATCATTTGAAGATGCAACAATAGAAAAAGTTGTCGTAGAAGTTTGCGAAACAGTTTGTGATGATGGTTGTGATGAAATAGAAACTAATGGATAAACTGTAAGTGTTGCTGTATTGGAATTGATTGGCTCATTTACTGCATTTCCTGTAGATCTTCCAGACCCTACTTCCGTAATTCCTGTTGTGTTATATGCAGATGCAATATAATCAGCCTGAACGTAAAATTTTGCCCCATTTCCATTTGGACTTACAATATTTGACATTGTAAGTGTAGTTGTTCCCGATCCAGATAATGTAGCACCAAGATATGATCCATCAGTTAATTGACCATAACCATCAGCATACCACTGATATGAAATAATTCCTGTGTTTGTTGCCGGATTTGTCGGACTTTGTGACGGAAAAGTTGCTGTTGCAATACCAACAAAAGTTACAATTCCAGCATTAGCAACAGAAACAGATGTTGGGTGGGTTGTAAATGATAAAATAGGACCATTTAAATCTAAAGTAGTCTGTTTATTAATCATTTTTTAATTTTCCTAGTTGACAAAGTTTTGCCCAATAACAACTCCATACCAAGTTAATCCACCATCAAAAGTCTTAAATGAGTAGATATCAGACCTATTTGCAGTAGGAGTTACGATTGGAAGAACTCCACCACCAGACCAATAAACAGGAAGTGCGGTACCTCCAGAATTTCTAATATCATCAATGTCCACAGTATAACCACCAGTAGAATTTTGCGATATCTTAATTGTGAAGGAACTTGATCCAGATGGTGGATTGGTAACTGTAAATTGATTTACGTTTTCAGTTAAGGTTAGATCAAATGTTTGTGCTTGAGAGAGATCAAGAGTGACTACATTTGAAGAACTTGAAACTGTTTGAACAACTTCAGTGTATGTCTTTAATCTTGTAAGACCTTCAACATCTAGTTTTGCTCTTGGGACTGTTGTTCCAATACCAACAGAAGGTCCACTTGTCGTGATTGTTGTTCCGCCAGTGCCAACTACAAGAGTTGTTGTAGTAATAATACCAGCAGTAATTCTACCAGATGAACTATTCAGATCATACGCACCAGTTGCAGTGATGATTCCACTTACAAATACATTGTTTGCAGTGATAATTCCAACAAACTGTGCAACTCCATTTACATAAAGTGATGTAGATGATGTTCCAACTGCACCAACTTCAAGACTAAATCTTGGAACTGATGTACCAATGCCAACATTATTCAGTGCAGTATTATAAATTCCACCACTAATTTGCGTCCATCCAAGTGCTGCTGCATTTAGATTTGTTAACGCGCTACCATCACCAGAGAAAGAAGTTGCATAACAAGTTCCAATAATATTAGTATTTCCATTGACGTGTAACTTGAAGGTATTTGCTGTTGTTCCAATACCAACTCCATTTTCATCAACAGAGAATTGAGTTGTTCCTGATCCAACCAGAAGTTTTGCAGTCCCCGGTGAAGTTGTTGCAATTCCAACTTGATCAAAGAGACCAATATTCAATGTCTTGGAAAGACTGATTGCACCGAAACGATACCAATCATTATCATTTGTATAAATCCAACCAACATAACCACCAGCAGTTGGGTTATCAAGATAAATGATATCTCCTGGATTTCCTGCAAGAGCTGGTGTTGCAATTCCAACTGTATACTTTCTAGAAACAGTTGAATCACCCTGCAAGAACAATGAAAATGCTTCAATACCTCTTGTTGAAGTAGAGGTTACCTTGTTACTGAAGATTACTGGTCCATTAAATTCTGATGTTGCTTTACCATCAGATCCACCTTCAACACGAATTGAACGTGTAAAGGATCCCTCCGTTGGGGTAATAACATTTAATCCCTGTTGAGTTCCAATATCTTCACCAGTAATCGTTTGAATTGGGGTATCAAAAATTTCTTCTAATCCAGTAACTGTACTTAACTTCTTGTTACCTGCATATGAAATACCCTTATCATTCATTCCTGTGTAGAAGTTGATACCACCATTCTTTCTTGTGGACTGTGAGAGAAGTTCTTCTTGTGGAGAAATTTGACGATCTTGCTTGTCTGGGAATGCAGTTGAATAGTTACCAGGACCAAATCCAACATATTCAAATGTATGCCCAGAAGCACGAATGATTGAGTGTCTTCTTAATTCAATGGGTTTAATTTCAATCTTTCTTACAACTGCTCCAACAGAATGAGTTGCTGCTTTACTTCCAAGAATACCACGAAAAACTGTAATTGGATTCGTAGCACCAACAATGCTACTTGTAGAAGTTGTTGCCCTAACCCGCATTATTTCATCATCAATCATCAAATAATCACCAATATTGACATCAAGACTAGAAACTGATGTTAAGTTAATTTGATCAGTCGTTGCATTGATAATGGGACTTGAAAGTGTAGTAGTAATTCCCGCATAAATGGTAGACATTCTACCATTCAGATTTTCATTATCCACAGTAATGACACCATCATTGGATGTTATACCTTCACGATATGCAAAGAGATTTCCTGTTGCTGTTGGGGCATTTGCAGACACTCCAATATTAATTTTAAAAGATGTGTTATTTACATTTTCAGTAACAACAAAATCTCCATTATATAAACTTTCATTTGCACCAACAATACGAACTTTACTATCAACTTTTAATCCGTGATTATTGATTGATGTTACCAGAGCAATTCCTGTTGTATTATCATATGAAAAAGCACTGATACGAATTGCTTCTCCAGTTAGATAGACATATGCATTTGATGTATCTGTTGCACCAATTCCTGTAGTAGTTCCAACTCCAATGGCACTGGTTGAAGTTATAATAAAACTCTTTGCTGCTCCAACTTGAACATTTGTAATTCTATAAACATCATTAAATGGAGCATATACTTCTGAAGAAACACCAGAAATTCTTACAGTATCTCCAACATTATCATAAACACCCGTGACGGTTACAACTGCTTGAGTGTATCCAGTGGTTGTACCAACACCAACAACTGCAAGAGTATTTCCAATACCATATGCAGATCCACCATCCATAATCTTCACATCAGTAATGGTTCCAGATCCATCTACTGTGATTTTTGCTGTTGCGTGTTCACCAGTAATTGATCCCGCAAATCCAACAAGTTTTGCATTGTAGAGATCACCTGCAGTACCAGATCCATAACCAGCACCTGCAGTTGTAAGAGTGAGTCTTGTGATACGGTTCAGTCCGTGATCAATATTTGTATGAATAGTATGAGATGTATTGCCAATACTAGAAACAATATCAGTTAAACCAACACCAACATCAGAATCTTTTAAAAACTTACCAATCGTTTCTTTAGTAATGCTGTTACGAACATCATTAACCACAACCTCTCCGATTAGAGATGATGATGCAGCACAGATTGTTTCATCAGGATCTGATTTTGGATTATCACGATTAACTTGTGGATAAAGTTCTTTGACTGGTTGAGAAAATTTTTCTTCCGTAAATGGTGCAACAGTTGGACTGTTAGACGCATTCAATATTGTAATATAGTAAACTCCATCTTGCTGTCCCGCAACATACTTTTGAGATTCTTGTGTTCTATAGATGTAATAAGTTTCTTTGTATTGCTTTCTCTTAAAATATGGAAGAGAAGTTGTTCTTGCTGAAGTATTGTTTGAAAATGTTCCGGGACCAACTATACTTGGAATATTAACATTAAATTGCTTTGCACTACTGATTCCAATAACATCAAATGTCCCATTAAATCCAGAGTTTGCAATTCCCACTAAATTATTTGAACTTTTAATATTTACAAGTTCAACCTTAGATCCAACAGAAAGATTATGAGGAAGTTCTGTAGTAATTTTTGCAATGTTTGATGACCATTCCGCATTTGCAATGAATCTAAAATTTCTTTGTTCATTTACATTTAACAGATATCCACTTCCAAAATTTCCAAAATATGTTTCAATTTCTTCGTCTATTTGTCCGATAGAAGTATTAGATTCCTGAATAATAAATGCATCAACTGGAGGTCTTGCTACAATTGCTCCAGTGCTCTTTGGAATTACATATCTAACACGATAAAGAGTATCATTTGTTGTGCGATTATCTTGTTTACGTTTAATATAAGTTCTTGGTGTTGCTGCTCCAAGTGATGTTGATCCAAGTCCTACGATTGTGGAATAGATATTATTCTCGGTAGATGCAGTAGCAACTTGAATATACCATTGTCCATTTGTACTATCATATTGAATTGGATGCCCAAGATCTCCAGAGTTTTTATCAGTAACTCTACTCACAATAGATAAAATTCCACCCCTATCGTTAATTGAAATTGCATTTGATGCAAGAGTAGAATCTGTTTCAGTTTTCGCAAGTTTGATTTGACTTGTTGATAATGTACCATCTACAGTGTTTGTGATCGCATAATAAACAGTATTTGGCACAATTCCATCAGGCAATTGTCCATTATCACTTAAAATTCTTACAGACTCTCCACTATAAAATGTATGATTACTAGTAAGATTTAAAGTGTTTCCATTAGTAACATTATTTGCAGTTCCAATCCTTGCGACAGTAAATTTCTTTTCAGAGCTGGATTGGGACCCAGACATTACAATACGAGCACTGTATTCAGCAGAAGATCCACTTGATGAAATTAAAACTTTCAGTGCATCATTTTCTCTTGCACCAATACGATATCCTTCCAATACATTTTCGGGTGGAATATCTGCGTTGGTTTGATTATAAAGATAAAGATTTCCCGTAGACGCAACACCAACAGTTTTGTTTACATCAATTGCATTAAATTCAATTGCTGTTTCCGTGAGAGGTAATTCTTTAGGAGGAATAATATGAGTAATATATCCAAAATCATCTTGAGGGAATGCATTTTTTCTAAATCCCGATGCAACTAGTGCTTTTGATCCAAAGTTAGAATTGGAGTTTGTAACAGACTGATCACCACCACTATCAGTTGAAAAATGCTCTGCATATCCGATTGCAAAAATAGAAACGTTTTGAATGAACGCTTCATTGATAGTCTTAATATGGAAGTTACGATAAGATGGTTTAAAGATTGCTCTTGAATTGTTACTTATAGTTTCATTTCCAGGTTTGGTACTATCATCATATTCACCTGTTGCTGAATTGTAGAGAACAAAAGCATTATCATCCTTTTGAAGACCAATTCCAGTAAATTGAGCAATGACCATTGATTTAAATCCACTTGCCTTATCACCATCAGCAAGAACACCACACATTCCATACACAGATCGCAAAGAAATATTAAAAATATAGGGTGATGCAGAAGTAACAGTATCTGATGATAAAGTCAGTGATGCATTAGTTACACTCGGAAGTGCAAGAATTGGAGTATTTTGAACTTGATATTTGAAATTAGTATCATCTACTCTTTCAGTAACAACAAACTGTCCATTATAAGTTGACTCGGAGACATTACGAATTCTAAATGCAGTATCAACATCCAAACCTGATACTACAGATGCAGTAGTAACAGTAATTGTTGTTGATGATGTTACCCCATCACCAGATTTAATGCTCGTAATTCCAACTTCACCACCAGTAGGTCCAACAATACGATATTCATCAATTTTTGGTTGAATATCTAGACTGGAACTTGGATAATCAGGTTCAATTGCACGACCAGATGATTGACCATAAGCAAGTCCAACTTTTTCATAATACATATCCAAATCTGTACGATCTGTCGTATAATTGTCAATAAAAGTATCATCAATACTTACATCATTTGTACCATCAGCATACTCAAAGCACGTTAATTTGTGGTGAGAAAAATTAGGGACAAATAGGTTAGTAGTATAATCAATAAAACATTGTCCGTTTGGATCAGCATCAAAAATTGAAAATTGCCAAAAATAACATCCACCAGTTACACGGAAAATTGTAGATCTTTCTATATTATCATTTGTTGGATCTGGTACATATTTTGGACGAATTTTTGTTTTACGAAGATCCAATCCGACAATTGATGTGCCACGAGGAACAATCACTCCACCGTGAATACTATTCAATTTATAGAGAGTATTGCTTGATGTTGTAACATCAAAGTTACTTGTTAAATCAAAAGGTGGAAAATCGTTTGAAGTTGTTCCATCTCTTAATTTAAAATTATTTGATCCATCAGGAATCCATCCAGGACGGTTATCTACAATGTGATCTCCAGGATATAAAAGAATTGTGGTCTTTCCAAATCTATCATTGTTCAGTCCCCTCTGATATGAAAATCTTGATGCTTCAATGAGAGCACGTTGAATCGTTTTAAATGGACGAGTTAGTGAATTTCCCGTGTTTTCAATACTATCAGTTGAATCAAGAGAGTTTGGATCAACGTAGAGAATTGTTCCTCTTACAGACTTCAAAAAATTATCTAATCTTGAAAGACCCATTTTATTAGTGCTTATAGTTTCCGTTATGGATTATTTATCATACAACAAAACCACCCGAAGGTGGTCTTGAAGTCACACGGAAGGAGTTTGGTTAAGTATCACCTTGATTATTATACCA